ATGGCTAACGATGGTTTAGCAGGTGCTGGTGCAAGGCTTCATGCAAACTTAGCAGACGCTGAAGTTTCACCAAGAGATTGCCCAATTCCAACTGCAACAGGATTTGTTTTAAATTCCACATCAACCGCTTTAAACGGCTCAGGCTCAACCTACATCTACATCGCCATTCGTAGAGGCCCGATGAAAGTGCCTACGAGTGGGACGAGTGTGTTTAGTCCTATTGCCCGTGCTGGTACAAGCGCCACGGCAAACATCTCAACTGGATTTGTTACAGACGCTACGATCATCAAAAACAGAGCTGGCGGGTTTGTTGGGGAAATATTCGACAGACTCAGAGGCGCAAACACAAGGCTGTATCCAGATCAAACCAGCGCAGAGAGCACTACAACTGATCACTTAACTTCGTTTGCTACTAACGATGGCTATGCACTAGGCGCAAGCGCAAGTGGTGAGGTAAATTTATCTGGTTACAACTATGCTAATTGGAACTTCAGACGTGCCCCCAGTTTCATGGATGCGGTTTGCTACTCAGGAACAGGAGTTGCTAAGACTGAAACGCATAATCTGAAAGCAGTCCCAGAACTGATGATTGTTAAGAGCAGAGCGGGGACTGGTCGTGATTGGGCTGTTTATACGAGTGCAACAGCCGCAACGAACTTTATGTATTTAAATGGCACAGATGCGTCTGGCGCATCGTCTTCAATGTGGAATGACACATCACCAACATCGTCTGTTTTTACTGTTGGAACAAACCTAAGAACAAACAATTCTGGTCAAACTTATGTCGCCTACCTATTTGCAACCTGCGCAGGTGTTTCCAAAGTAGGAAGCTACACAGGCAATGGCTCATCACAGACTATTAACTGTGGATTCACAGGTGGTGCTAGGTTTGTGCTTATCAAGCGCACAGATTCAACTGGTGACTGGTACGTTTGGGATACAGCACGAGGAATTGTTGCTTCAAATGATTCTCACTTGTCATTGAATACAACTGCTGCTGAAGTTACAACTGATGACACCATCGACACAAACAGCACAGGTTTTGTTGTTAATCAAGTTACAGCAACTAACGTAAACGTATCATCTGCAACGTACATATTTTTAGCAATTGCTTAAAGGACTTATATGCAAGTAAGAATTAGAACAACTGGACAGGTCATGTACGAGAGTGAGTTCCGTGCATACACTAAAGCCAATGGTGGCCCATCATGGGAGACAACAACAACTGAAGTCTTAGAGGCTTTGGGTGCTGATGTAGTCTTTGAAGGCGCACAAGCTACAGGCGGTACTGTTTACCAATACTCTCAAGCCTCTGGTGTAGAGCAAGTAGATGGTAAGTGGTACACAAAGTACATCTTAGGCCCTGTCTTTATTGACCAAGTTGTAGATGGTGTAACTACTACTGCTGCTGAACAAGAAGCTACTTATAAGGCTCAGAAGGATGCTGAACAGGCTAAGGCTGTTCGTGTTACTCGTGATGCTAAGTTAGCTGAGTGTGATTGGACACAAGTAGCAGATGCACCTGTTGACAAGACAGTATGGGCTACATATCGTCAAGCCTTGCGTGATATAACAGCACAATCTGGATTCCCTTGGAATATTACTTGGCCTGTTGAGCCATAAAAGGAGAAAAATATGGCTATTTCTGATGCACTTGCTTGGCGTTTAAATAATGGCGGTACTGCTGCCGATTTGTATGCTGACATCAATAACTTTTTAGCTACAAATCCTACTGCTGAGCAAACGCAGGCAGCTATGGCTCAATATGGAATTTCTGCACAAGATGTAGCTTCGGCAACAGGTGGTAAATCAGGTGGTTTGCTAAGTGGAAACATCATGGCAGGTGCTAGTTGGAATAGCTCTAACACAGCATTACAGAATCAACTAACCGAAGCTACTGGTCAACAGACAGCTAACTATGCTGTTGCAGGATCAACTACAACTGACACTCTTAACCAACTAAATTCATTTTTAGCGGGTGGCGGTCAGTTTGACCCTAACGCTACAGTCTTTTTGCAAGCGGGTGGTGTTGACTTCATTACAGGTGTAGACAAGGCAGTTGTTAAAGATAACTTGGATCAGATTGTTAAGACATTGGGCGACCAAGGTGTTAATGTTGTTTTAACTGGTTCACCTTATGCAAAGTCTGTTGACGATGTAATCAATAACAACTTTGACCCTAAAGTTGACCAGATTTACAAAGATGTTGCCAAGGCTAACTCTAATGTTGCTTTGGTTGGTACTCAAGGCGAGATTCTGCAAAACAAGAAGTTGTTAGTAGATGCTTTGCACACCAATGCTGAAGGCACATCTATTTACAACCAATCTGTTATTGACGCTTTATCTCAGTTTAAGAATGAAGTGCCATCTAGCACCCCTCAAGATATTGCGCAAGTACAAAAATCAAATACTGTAGCTGTAACGCCTCCTGTGATTACTCAGGCTGCTTCAAATCCTGTAGTTGCTCAAGCACTTGCTGTACAAGCACCAAACATTCAAGATTTAGTTGCTTCTGGTGCTTTGCAACCTAATCAAGCAACATTGATTGGTGACACATATTATCAACCTATTTATACTCAACTTGGTTCAGGTGAAGATGCACAACTAGGCCCACTTGAGAATGTTGTTACATATAAAGCAAATCAAAATCAAACTGGTGGTAATGTAAATTGGTTTGATCCTACAGGCCAATATCAACAAACTACTCAACAACAGAAAGTACCTTCATTCTTAGGGGGATTGGCTGATGTTGCTAATGATCCTTTTGTACAGGCTGCTTTGTTAGCTAGTGGTGCTGGAGGTGCTATTGGTAATGCTTTAGGTCTTACAGGTTCTACTGCTCAAGCTGTTGGTACAGGATTACTTAAAAGTGGTACTGCTGCTGCTGGAGGTGCTAGTCTTGAAGACGCTTTAAAAGTTGGTCTTTTAAGTGGTGGTTTGGTTTATGGTGGTAATGCTCTTAATAACTATCTAACTACTGGTTCTACTGCTGATGTTGGAATGACAGAGCGTCAGTTTGCTATTGCTGATGCCAAGAACTTAGCAAGCCAAGGTTTGTCAACAAATCAAATTGCTGATACTTTGTCATCTGCGGGTTATAACGATGCAATCATTGATAGAGCAATAACTGCTGTTGGTGGTTCTACTGCATCTACTTTGCCAACACCTGGTGCTGTAAATATTACTGGTACGACTACTCCTGCGGTAAGTGCTGGTGGTTTATTAAGCAGTTTGGTTGCTCCAACAACAACTCTTACAACTCCTTCTGTAACTACTCCAGTTACACAAGCTGGTACTGTGAATGTGACTGGTGCTACACAACCACAAATGGTAGATCAAGCAACATTAGCTTTAGTCAATAGTCAAATTGCCGCTAATGCAGGAACTCCTACTAATATGGCAAATGTTCAAGTTACAGGCAATAAACCTGCTACCACGCAAGAGATTACAAACGCTATTCTTGCGACAGTGCCCAATGTAACTCTCCCACAAGCACAAGCACAAGCACAAGTATTGATTACAAGTGGTCAGAACTTGACTACCAATGATTTGGTGGCTGCTGTAGCTTCTGTATCTCCAAACATTACAAATAATGTTGCAGAACAGATTATTACTAGCTCAAACTCAAATGCTATTAAACCAGTAGTTAATGCGTTGGTTTCAACAGTTGCACCTACTGTTAGTTCAGTTGCACCTACTGTTAGTTCTAACTTGGCTAATGTGCAAGTTACTGGAGACAGATTAGCTTCTACACAAGAGGTTGCTAATGCTGTTCTTGCAACAGTACCAAATATCACTCCTCAACAAGCACAGACTCAAGCGGAAGTTATTGTAACAAGTGGTCAGAACTTAAAAGTTTCTGATTTAGTATCAGCCGTTGCTTCTGTTTCGCCAAATATTACCAACAATGTTGCAGAGCAGATTATCACTAGCAAAAACTCAACTGCTATTCCATCAGTAGTTAATTCTTTAGCAACAGTTGCTGCGTCAACAATTCCTGCTAGTACGATGCCAACACAAACAATTACTGCTCCAAGACAATCTGCTATTACTAGCGATATAACAGCGGCAGCAATTCCATTGATTCAGCCAAGCACACCTTTGACATTGCCTGAAATACCAAAAACTATGCCAACAACATCGAATCCGTTACTTAATGCGGCAGGAACAGCAGGACTATCAAGTTTGTTAGGTTCTTCTGCGGCTAATTTGATCTCTGGTGGTTTAGGTACTGCTGGCAATCTTTTGCAGATGCAAACATCAAGAGAAGCGGCTCTAAAAGCGCAAGCAATGATCGATGCTGAAACAAAAGCGGCTAAAGATGCGGCTCAGTTTAGACCTGTTGGCATGACCACAAGGTTTGGCACATCTCAGTTTAACTTTGATCCTGCAACAGGAAGATTAACTAGTGCAGGTTACAACTTAACACCTGATGTTAAAGCCCAACAAGATCGCTTGATGGCTTTGTCAAATCAAGGTTTAACACAAGCAGAAGCCGCACAACAGCAATTTGCTCCTCTTCAAACAGGCGCTCAGAGATTGTTTGGGTTAGGTAATCAATATTTGGCTCAATCGCCTGAACAAGTTGCTCAAAACTATCTTAATCAGCAGATGGCTTTGTTGCAACCTGGTCGTGAGTTGGTGGCGGTCTGTCTGTAGCTCAAGGTGGCACTATGGGGGCTACTACTCCTGAACTGCAAGCCTTGTATAACGCTCGTGCTCAACAAGAGGCTCAATTGGCGGCTAATGCACAACAATTTGGTCAACAACAAGTCACCTTTGGTGCTGGATTGCTTGGTCAAGGTGCTAACGCAATGGGTCAGTACTATGGTGGTCAAACAGCCGCTTACCAACCTTATACGACCGCTTTGGGACAAGCACAAAACTTGGAGACTTTGGGTCAACAACCATATAACATGGGTGTTAACTTGGGACAAATTGGGTCACAAGCAGGGTTTAATGTTGGTCAATTGGGCTTAAAAGGTGCGCAATTGAGTGCTGGTTTGGCAACGAGTGCTGATGCAACACGAAATCTTTTGGCTCAAGGTTTGACTGCGGCAGGGAATCCTAACGCTATGATTGGTCAAGCAGTAAGTGGCTTGTTTGGCGGTGGGTTATCTGGACTTCAATCTGCCTTTGGTCAGACAGGTTTAGGTTCATCTGGGTTTGGAACTGGATTGGCTTATGGCAATCAAGACCTTGGCTTATTCTTGTAAGGAATCATCATGGCAGAAAATATCGTAGCGGGTCTTTTTGGTTTGACTCCACAAATGTTTCAAAACCAACAATATGGACAAGACTTAAATCGTGGTATTGCAATGGCACAACTATCGCCAGGTGCTGCGGCTCAAGCAGGACTTCAGGCTAGTGTTGGTCAACTAGGTCGTGGTTTTGCGGGTGCTATGGGCATAGAAGACCCACAACTGAAGATGATTAGCACTCGTAATGCTATTGCTCAACAGATCGACCAGACTGATCCTGAGTCCATCCTAAAAGGCGCTCAGATGCTGGCACAAGCAGGCGACCAACAAGGTGCTATGGCATTGGCTCAATATGCTCGTCAAGCTCAAGGTGAGTTGGCTCAAGTGCAACAGAGAAAAGCGGCAACATTAGCGTCTTTAGCGGCAGCTTCTCGTGAACGTGTCCAAGCCTCTCCTAAAGAAGTTCAATTGGCTAAAGAAGTTGCTTTGTTGTCAGGCCCAGAAGGTTCTCCTGAGTACAACACAGCTTACGCATCATCTCTCACAGGTCAGATTTCTAAAGACCAAAAAGAGAAGTTATCTGCATTTGGTCAAACTTTAGTTGACGCTGGACTTACACCAGGTACTGAGCCATTCCAAAAGCGTATGAATGAATATGCGAATGAAAAACTCAAAGGGGCGGCTAAAGGAACTGGCAACGTCACTATTGGCGGTATCAATGTTGATACAGGTGTTGCTTCTAAAGAAGCTAGCAAAATTATTGGTCAAAACGTAGCCAATGTTGAACAGCAATTCTCTCTGAAGACAGCATTTGATGACGCTATCAAACTGGTCAACCAAGGCATCTATGCGGGTGCTTATGGCCCTGAAAAACAGTTTGTAGCCAAGTTTGCAGGTATTGGTAGCCCACAAAAGGTTGAAAATACTGAAGTATTCATGTCAAATATTGGTGAGATTGTTATTCCAAGATTGCAACAATTTGGTGGCAATGACTCCAATGAAGAGTTGAAATATTTGCAAAAGGTTGTTGCTGGTGAACTTCGTATGGAGCCAAAAGCAATGTTGCGTGTTTTGGAAAGTGCTGAAAGAAAAACTCGTAACAACATTGAGCGACTGCAAAAACAAGTGTCTACTAGCGGTAAGGGTGAGCCTTTGCCAGTTACACC